CTTGGATACCTTGGCTACCTTGATCACCTTTATCACCAGTAACACCTATTTCACCTTTTTGACCCTTTTCACCAGTGTCACCTTTGTCACCTTGGATACCTTGTATACCCTGTTCACCTACTTCACCTTTTTGACCTTTTTGACCATTGTCACCTTTGTCACCGGTAACGCCGACTTCACCTTTTTGACCTTTTTGACCAGTGTCACCTTTGTCACCGGTAACGCCGACTTCACCTTTGTCACCCGCTCTAGAGAAAATAAGAATATAACTATCACCATTTGACCAAGTACCACTCGAGTCAATATGTGTAACATTTAATTGTGTATAACTAGTCTGATCAGTTAAAGAATCAATTTGATAAATTGCAAAATCTGTTGCATCTGTAATACCTTGAACAGTAAGATGACCTTTAACAGCATTAGTACTATCATCCCATGTAGCAATAAATGCACTAATGTCCGATGTATCAGCATCTAAATCATCTATTGCTATTTGTGTGGCTGATGCTAATGTGGCATTATTGAGTCTAAATTCCCCGGCGCCGGGGTCTGTTGCTGTATCTGTTGCTGAATCATATACATATGGGAAACCAGCATCTTCACCCGAACCGGTAGCGCCGGTTTGACCCTTCTGGCCTTTATCACCTTGTACACCAGGTTCTGCATTTTTTAAAGTAATAGGCGTACGAGTTTCAACCCGACCATCTGTCTGATCGGCTATAATTTTAATTGTTTGATTTTGTAAAAGTTTTACAACTGTATCTTCAGGAAGTGGCATTAATAATTAACCCTTCAACTGATCTATTTCTTGTTTTAATTCCTTAATACCATTAATCAATAGACCTACAAGATTTTGATAATTTAGAGTATATAAATCATCTGAGCCTAATCTAACTACTTCTGGTACATACGGTAGCACTTCTTGTGCAATTAGTCCAATATGATCTAGATCATCTTTTGTATAAGAAACACCCCGTAAATTAGTAATAATATCAAGTGCATTTTCAATTGTTTTAATATTATCTTTAGTTCTAGCATCAGAAGTAACGGTAAGATCACCAGATGCAGTTACTGTATTTGCATACATATACCAACGACTTGTTGTAGTACCTAGTGTTCTAGCAGATGATGTAGAATTTGATGTAGGAGTTACATTAGCATTAAATGAACCTGTAGTAGCGGTTAATGCCCAACGCTCAGTTAAATCACCTAATAATATACCATTACTTGATGGGAAAGAACCAGTAGAATTACCAACCATACCGCCAGTATTGATAGTAACAGAAAGTGTATCTGTTCCGGTATCATATGTAAAGTTTGCATCACCGGCAAATGATCCATTATCATTAAATTGTACCTCTGTATTAGCGCCTGCCGCCGTTCCTGAACCATCATCACCCTTTTGACCTTTTTGTCCAGTGTCACCTTTATCACCGTCAGATCCAGTAGAACCAGTAACACCTACTTCACCTTTTTGGCCCTTTTGGCCGGTGTCACCTTTATCACCTGCGGAGCCAGCAGAACCAACTTCACCCTTTTGTCCCTTAAGTCCTGTTGTATCACCTACCCAATAACCAGTAGAGTTAATAACGTTATTGCCATTAATTGAAAGTTTACCCTCTACATCTACGTTAGAAGTTACTGTAAGTTCAGCAGATGTTGATACATTACCACCCCTGATACCATTAGTAGCAACTAATGTAGTAGAATTAAAGATACCAAATAACTGAGCATTACCAGTCGTATTTTGATATGGACTACCTGCAGTAATTGTACTATCTCTTAGTGCGCCTAGAAGAGAATTTGTTCTGGCTAACCAGGTACTAAAATCATCTGTTGTAGCTACATCTGAATAATTAATCGCCATGTTTTCTTCCTATCGAGTTACACCGGGTGTAACAGTTACTATTCCTTCTAGTATACGAGAAATTACATTACTTGAATCTGTAATTTCAACATCATAAACATAACGACCGTCTACAATATTATTGGTAGTATTAGCACTCAATTCTAATGTAATTTTCCCTGCTGTAGCATTAATGGTAACATCAAAATCAACCGCAGTTGATGATGTATAATGCTTTCTTAGTTGAGCTTCACCCGTATAACCTGTAAGATCTAATACAGTACCATTTTTATCGGCTAACACAATATCCGTACTAAATGTAGATCCTTGGTCAATATTAATATTGGCTTTGGTTGCCATTAAGTATTTTCCTTTATTTGTGTTTTAATATCATGTAAAATAACTTTAACATCTTCTAATTCCGAGAAAATTTTTGTCATGAATTCACCACATCGCTGCTTTTGCTTTTCTTGTTCTCTATTAAGCTTATAAGCTTCAAAGTTTTCTGCCTTTGCCGCTACTACACCAGTTGCTTGTCTGTTATATTTATTAGACATTATGCACTAACCCCCACGGTTCTAATATCATCAACAAATGGCACTACATAAGAAGATGACGAAGTTAAAATTACTTTAATTGAAATTGAGTCATAAGTATCGTGTTGACCACCTTGCTTATCAAAATATCTCACAATATAATCATTGGTAATATTTGTAAATGCAGTGTGTTCGGTAGACAATGTATCAATTTGCCAACCATCATTAGTTGAACCAAAATTACTACTTATTGTAACTTCACCTGTTTGAACATTGTCAACAACATGAATTTCATAATTATCAGCAAATAATGGATCATAAATTTTGATAACATCACCTACACTTAATGTACTTGTATGATCTTCACTTACTGTTACATTTGCTGTACCATCAGTAGAAGCAACACCCGCTAGAGTAGTAGAACTTGGGGGATACTTAGGAAAACCATATGAATATTCATTTGTATTTTCTCTATTATCCAATGCAGAATATACATTTGTATTTGTTAACTGATCAAGTAAAGTCCAGTCTTTATCATCGAAAGATTCTTTGTCGTCTTTATTGTGAATTTTTGCATAGACTTTAACATCAGTTCCCTGTGGTCTATATGCATTCACATAAACTCTAAGATCTTCAGCTGAATTATTTTCGCCAAAATTAACCTTTTCAGAGATGTGTTTCGATTTAGCATTACCGTTGTTTGTATGCTCATTTGTAACATCATTATTAATATCCCAGCCTTGAGTAAGGATATTAATATCAGATGTACGGAATACAGGTGATTCGTAAAGATTTGTAGTACCAGTTTTATGATCAAAAGTAATAGTCATATGAGCTGATTTATCTTCATCTCCATATAATGAAGCATTACCAATTTCATTAGATCTTGAAGCAACAATTGCACGGTATGTATTAATGTGATTAGGTAAGTATAAATCAAGATCAGAATCAGCTGCCATGTTATATGTTGTGTTAGCAAACTTATATGTAACATTAGTAGCGGTTAAGCTTGGAGTATTAAAGTTCAAGTCGGATAAGAATGATCCAATTGGATAATCATCAACTGTTACAACTTCTGCATTTGCACCAGATTGTATACCTTTCACAACACTATTTGCTTCAAAGATATTTCCAGATTTAGCACTGGACTCGATAAGATATAATTTATCTTTCACTGGGTCAAAATCATAAACTTTAGCCACAGGAGTGAGAATATATTCTGCATTTGCATTTGTAAATGAAGGAGGTTCAGTTACAACTAGGTGTGTAGTATTTGAAATAGATGATACTTGTCTTGCATCAGTATTACCATCAGTACCATCTGTAACAACAATAAAGTCACCTGCAACTAGAGATCCAGCCCAAGTAGCATCAGTTGAAATAGTAGTTGAAGTTGAGTCTAGAGCAACATTGCCGCTTTCATATGCTAAAGGTGTACCATCTACACTATATTGCCACACATATTCACCACCAATAAATGTACCATTAACAACATCGGTTGTAAAGAATTCATAGTCCTGATTTACTACATCAATTGTAATTGTATTAGATGAGAATTTAGCAGCACTTATATTAAACTTAAGATCTGTATCAGACAACTCTTTGAAATAGCCTTGACCTGTAACATTGTCTACAGCAATAGTAGCATTTGTCTTTTGGTATAAATCACCATTATGACCAGGCGAAGAACCTGGTGAAGCAATATTAGTACCTACAGTGGCATCACCAGCTTTACAATACCATAGTTCATAACCCGGGTCGTCGAAGATAACAGCAATACCATAAGACCTGTCAGTTTTAAGCTGAACAGGTGAAACAAATGAAAATTTAGTAGAAATACTAGCATCGGTAGAAGCAAAGATATTATTGAATGGTAAGACAACCAATGAATTCAAATAATATTTAGTAATAATTGGCCCATTTGAGTCTATATCAATAATAGCAACAGAAACAGATGGGTTAGACACACCTGAAATATTGTTAGTCACATTAGGTTTTACTTTAAAAAATAAATCTACATCTGTCATGGTAACAGTTGAAGCTTTATTGACTGCATTTGAGTCAAGATAAAATGATTGAACTAAGTCAGGATCAATTCGTTGTAACTCATAGTTAGTATCAGATGTTGTAATAGTAATATCAGCAACATCTGGATCCGTCAAAGATCCTCCGGCCGGTACGGCTCTGATACGAAGTTTATTGAGTTTGTTGTCAGCTATGTTACGAAGTCTTGACCAATCACTTGATGCACCGCGATTAGATCCAAAGAAATAATAAATGTTAAGTTTACCGTCTGCGTCAGAGATGAGATCAGTTGTTGAACCATAGGCTTTACCATATGCCATAACCTTAGATGAAACATCTGTATCATTATCATAGATAGTATATCTAGTATTAGGCTTAAGCCCAGTAAGATTTAATGGTAGTTGTGTTTGTCTTGCAATAAGATCACCTTTTAAAGGAATATCTTTGGGGTTGACATAACTAGAAGTATCAGCGCTCGTAGTAGAGACTGTTGTAGAACTTACATTAAATCTAATCTGATTCAAATAATCTTGTAATTTATCAGAAAATGGAAATGTGGTCATATTTTATTCCTAAAAGGGTGATGTTCTATTTTGTACTGCTAGTGCCATATTAATAGCATCAAGTATTGCGGTTGCCGGTATAGCACCAATCTGTGGCACTGGTATTGTCTTAATTTGATTATATATACTAATCAGTGGCACTGGTCTCGTCTTAACAACTGGTTTCAAATATGTACTAGTAGCGGGTGTTCCTAAGTCCGAAGCAGGGAAACAAATTCTATAGAAGTGTATAGGTGAACCTTTTACTGTTCGTACCATAATATATTTACCATTAGCTATATTATAGTTAAATGTAAGTTTACCGATACCTGCAGCAATCCAATAGTTTGAATTACCGCCCTTTGCAGAAAATGATCTATCTGCTAATTTAGTCCAATCACCATTTACGTTTAAATTAGCAATTTCATTCTTTTCTGCCTGAGTAAGCACAGATGAAGTTTCAGATGTAATAACAGCTGCATCCGTAAAGCTTTCAGCATTTGAACTTTGATAAACTTCAAATCTATCTTTTTGTGTATATGCATTAAAGTATACAACAACTTCAGCACCATTAGCATCTGTATTAGCTGTTAATGTAAAGATATTTTCTTCAAAAACAGTATTACTTGACTTATCATATAAGTTATTGTTATTTTTAATGTTAACACACTGAGTAGAATAATTATTGCTGTCAGCTGTTACAGTATTACTAGATGGTGAACCATCAGTAGCATTCTTCTGTGAAACAATAATATTAGACTGATTTGGTAATGTTACATTTGTACCATTATTAATAAGAGCATTACCATCTGTATTAGCAAGCTTATATTTAATAGACATTTGGTCTTGTTTAGGATATAGTCTATTTTCAAAAATAGATGCCGTATATTCTGGGCTATCAAGATCACTGAATTGTTCTGATCGGAAATCATCTACAAAGAAGCCAAACTTATAGCGATCAATTGTAGGTGTCACTTCACTTGGAATAACTTTATCCTTAAGCTCTTGTTCAATTACAGACAGACGTGAGTAATATTCTAGAGCCTCAATACGACGTTCAAGCTTACCAATCTGATCCATTGTATAGCCACGTGGTTGTGAATTAACTCGTGTATTACTGATCTTATATAGCTCTTCACGTTGGTTAGAATACTTTTCATTGGCAATATTCTTATCTAGAATATCTGTAAGATCGGTAGAATAAAATTCAGGTAATGATGGGTATGCTGGTATATCAAGATAATTGAGAATAATTTCATCTTTGTTACCTGGTTGGCGTTTTTCATCGGTAAGAACTTGAATATCACCTGAAGATTTGACCAAAACAGTATCAGTTCTAGGTTCATAATAAGAATATGTTAATGTAAGATCAGACTCTGGTACAGGGAATTTCTTATCATCTGTAGAAAATCTACTAGACTCTGTAACCGCGGCCGGGTTAGTTGGTGCGCCGCCAGCAGTAGTTGATCTTACGGCTGTATTAGATGTAACAGGTCTAAAGTCAAACGAATCTCTTAGATCATAATAGTCACCGCGTGATGTATATACTTCTGGTATTTCAAGAGTATTCACACCCCAAGACTCATTTGCATCCAAATCGGTTAATGTTTCACCATCTGTAATAGTAAATGAGTCAATTGTCTTAAGACCTTCAATTGCTTGAGTATTAAGATCAAATTCTACCAATAGAACATCATCTGCACCAATTGTATAGTTAGAAGTTGGGCGAAGATATAATTGACCTATGTCATAATAGTTTTCATTTTGATTATGGTCAATATAGAAATGCTTAGTAATATCAGTATCGGATGTAGTTGATCCCGCATAAACACCGCGTAAGCGGAAAATATCTGACTGACCTAGACCCCAAGGACCAGATACACCATTTGTAGCAGTGTTAGCTTGAATTTTTACATAATTCTTACGATCGGTTGATTTAGCAACAGGCGAAGCGCCTGAGATTGTAAGATTATGAATAACATCTACTTCAACTTGCCCTGAAATAGTAATATCAAGATCAATGGTTAGAGTAGAACCAGAAACCGAAGCCGTACGGTTTGTTCTTGTTGATAGAGGAACCGGGATATTAGCTGGGAATGTAAGATACATTGTTTGTCCCGCGGTTGTTGTAACATCAGGTTCAACTTCTATTTCTGTATCACTATTAATTGCTACAACTCTAGTAATATTAGAGTCAATTGTAATATAATCACCTACATTGAGATCTGTAATAAATGCAGTGGCAGAACCAGCAACTGTATTTCCATTACCATCACCCGTACCTGTAATACCAGCTGTTGCAACAACATTTGATACAGGGATAACAATAAGATCTTGTTGTTCTGTAGTACTCAATGAACCAGCATAAGGCCAAACCGTTGATGCGGCATTTGTAACTTCTACAGTACCGCCTGTTGCAATAACAGATGTATTACTGATTGTCTTATATGTATAGCTAAGATTTGATGCTGTTTGAATTGCTTTAATCTTATCAGAACCAAAGATCAAACCATCCTTTTCAGGTTCTTTAATAACAGCGACATTTGAATTCGTTGTGCCATCAAGTTCAAGAATACAATCAGCTACGGCATCAGTACTACCATTATCAAAATAGAATGATTTTACATCTCTAAAGTTTTTACCGGCATCCATAAGAACATCAAAGATATATAAGCGATAAACCGCGGCAACATCACCCGGTTCACCTGACTCATATACAACTGACCTAATTCTTGCTTTACCAATTTCATTACCAGCACCTGCAGAAATAGTAGCACCTGGGTTAGTGTCATAATAATCAGAAGCCGTATCACGTAATGATACTTGTTCACCCTTTGTGAAATCCCATGATCCAGATAGACCGCTAACTTTAACATAATTACCATATGATAAATCAATATTAGTAGCAGTAACCGTTCTAGTATTTTTAGCCTTATCAACAGATGTTGTATAGTTACGTTGTGTTTCAACTCTATAACCATTGATATAAGCATGACCTGGGTCTACAATAACATCAAATGCTGTATTTGAATCTTCAAATGTATTAGAAGATCTTGTTGCCACTAGGAATGGATCTAAGACATAGTTACCAGATTCTTCTGATGTACGTCTAGCCATTTCATCATTAAGTTTATTATATTGAGTAAATCTATTCTGACGATATGGTTTACCTTCACTAAATTCAACCAATGGGAAGAATTCTTCATCGGCATCTGCTTCAGCCGTTGTTTTGGTTGTAAGTGTAGGTACAAGCTTAAGCCGATTAGCACCGGGTGCATTTTGGTTTAATGTATCACTTGAGTTATCCAGGAGAGAACTATCGGAATTACTATTAACAATAGTTTCAACTGTAGAGAAACCAATTACTGTATCACTCACAGTATTAGAATATTTAGATACAATTTCAAATTGTGGTTCTACTCGTTCAAAATAACCTTTTTGATAGATTACACCGCTAGTAATATGCATACCATAACCAACACCTACGGCATTAGTAGTAGAAGAAACTGTTACCTTTGTAAGATAATTTCTTGCATCCAAATCAAGAATATCAAGTTCGCCTGTTGTTGCAGTTGTACTTGAAATTGTAGCAGTAGGCGGTACATAATAACCTGAGCCTTGCTCAATAACTGTAATAGAGCCAATTCGATCATCACCACCTGTAGTTGTTATTGTGGCACTAGCACCGGAACCAACAAGATTAACAACATTAGCTACGGCGGTTGATGTTCCACCTGTAATTTCATTACCTTCACCAAAAGCCCACCCTGATGTATTTTGAGTAGCCAAATCGGCTGATTCTGGTTTAATTTGAAGAACAACTGCTGATGTATTAGCTGTTGTATTAGATGAAACAACAACACCTTGAGCGCCCGTAGTTGTCTGTGTTACAATTTCACCTATTTGGAAAGTGGCTCCAAAATCAGTACCCCCCGTACTATTTTGTAGAGCAACAGAAGACAAAATAACTACATTGTCTGTATTGGAAAACCCAGAAGAAGCATTAACTGTACTAATAGAATACAGATTATAATCTTCGTTATATACAGTTAGAGTATCACCTGCACTATATGCAGCAGTGGCATTATCATCGGATGAATTCTTATATTTAATGTAAAGTGTTTTTAAATCTGGATCTCTTGCTTCAAAGCCGTCTTCTGAATGAAGCACATATGACTTATGTTGTGTATTTTCTTTATTAAGACTCAAGCCAACATAAGAAGAAACATTAGCTACAGTAGAATCAGACGTCACATCTAATAATTTAACGTAATGGATTGCACTTTCAAAATCAAATGTACAACCATCAACAATTGTACCACGCTTATAGATATTATCACCAAAGCGCTCAATTTGCTTTTGGAGTAAAGTCTGTAACTGATTTAATTCTCGTACTTGTACCGCAACACCTGGGCGGAACAGGATTTTATAATAATCCTTGCTTGCATCAAAATCGTCATTATATGGTGAAGCCGATGTATCGGTTTGAATTGGCATTACTTATAGCTCCAAAATTACTTTAATTGTCTCTGTCTGCGTGTTGGCTCTAGAAATTGGTACATCATTCTGTAAATATACAATATCACCAGAATTAGGCTCTAATTCTCCATTATATTTATCTGAAATAGTTAAGGTAGCACCTGATGTATTACCAGTAATTACACCCCCAACTGTAAATACACCTTCTGTTTCTGTTAGATAAACTGTAGTATCACCAGCCGTAACCGCAGAATGTAAATAACCAGTAGCAACATTAGCAGTACCATTTGATTGATATACAAATTCATCTTCAGTAAATGTTCCTACAACACTACCCACATATTGTTTCATTTGAGTAAATGTAGCAAATGTTGCGGTATTACTGTAAGTATTATTAAGTTCAATATCAGACACAGTACCAATAGCTTTAGATGTAGCACCGATTATTAATCTATCAGTGTTAATCATAGCTGATACATTATCTGCTCTTATACCCCCAGATTCAACTGTATTCACTGTACCATTAGCCGTCAATGTGGCAATATAAACTGAAACATTACCTGAACTAAATGTCACAGATTCATCAAGCGTAATAGTATTAGCATCTAATGAATTTACTTGAGAGATAAAATGATCATTATTAGCAGTATCAGTTATATATACATAATCACCTATATTTATAAATTCATCATATACAGTATCAGATTCATTTGCTTCAATTGTATTAGCCGATGCTATTGTTGTTCCCTGTGAATAAAGCTTTATTTTCTTAAATTGATACCAAGTTTCATCTTCAACAAATGTACCATCTGAACCAACTAACAGATCATTTGATACCTTATTAGTATAAATGACTACATTAGAAAACTTAGGATCTTGTATGATGCCAAATTGACGATAGTCATTATCGGTTGAAATATAACCGCCTTCATTATTAGCAAATTCAGTTACAAATGAAATCGAAGTAGCACCTAATTCTTCAAATGGATCAGCACCGTGACCACCAATCGGGCTAATAATAGGCGCTACATTGGCTGCTGTAATGACTGTATTACCAGTAGAACCAGTAAGAATCTCAGCTGTTGCGAAGACATACTTTTCACCTCGTTCAATAATTTCTACTTGGTGAACACTATTAGATGAAGTACTATTAATAACAGCCCGAGCAACACAATTAATTGTTTCAGTACCATCGCCTGTTACTTTTACTTCAGGTGATAATTCATATGTAGAGCCGGCTGTAGGTTCGGTTGTAAATGCAGATTCAAGTTTCACTGCAACAGCACCAGCTGTTATATATGAATTTGCTACTCTCTTATATTCGCCGGCACCATCTCCACCGGTAATATGTAAAATAGTATTACCATAAAAGCCTTCAGTTGTATTAGCAGAAGATGAAATATGATATAAAGTACTATCACCACCTACTTTTAGTTGACTTTCATCAAATTCACCGCTGTCATAATTATTATAATTAGCACCAGAACTATCCACTTTAATTACATCAATGGCACCATCTGTTGCCGCACTTTCCACACTTGTATTAGCCACAACTGGCATCCAGTTTGTAGTGGCAAACTTTTCAAATGTCACATCATCAACACTATACATATATCGCCATTGATAACCATCTGATGTTTCATAGTATTGATAATTATTAGCATATAAAGCAGCTTCTGCTACGGATTCATTAAAAGATGGTTCTTCAGTAGACACAGCACCATTAGCATTATACAAGCATTTATATACATGATATTGTGAACCAGCATCAACTGATACATAAAAATCTTTTGAAAACAAAGATGTATCTCTGTGATCATACATATCATAGACTGTGTTGGCGGTCCAATTAACTCTTGGAACCATCAATTTTACATTACTATTTTCTAGCTTTTTACCAAATAACATAGATCTATATGGATCTAATTTTGCTTCTTTAGGGCTATTACCTATTGCTGGTGGTACAGAATCACCGGCTGTATATGGAGTATGCTTTGATGCAAACCCATAGAAAACAGTATTGGCTGGTTCTGTAATAGATTCTTGAATTTGTCTAATAGCAAATGTCTTAAATCTGTTTGTTACTAATGTTTCTACCATTTATACGATCTCTGTATTAGTCTCTGCAAATGTAAATTCTGTATCTACTTCCGTGGTAGATACAAACCCACCAAATTGTTTTGTTCCTGCTACATGTAGGACTTTTTTCAAAGTATCACGATATGTTTCAAAAGGTAATCCAGTTAAAACTTGATAAGAATATTCTTGATAAAAGTCATTGTCATGTAAATATTTATCTTCACTTAGAAAACCCTTACGATTTTTATAATAGCCTTCACCAATACCTTGTTGACCAAGACTTAATGTGGCTGAACCTGTTTTTGTATCATCTGTGACACTTTCAAATGTAACAGACTCACCGTCTACATAACCATACCCAGAGGATACAATATCCAGGTCTTTAATCTTACCCTCAACCGATAATGATGAAGCAGCAATGACTGCATTATTACCAGCTACTGGATCAGAAAAGTTTCTTGATACGGCATCAATAATAGCAGTTGTTCCTGTACTATCACCTGCAATTTCTTCTGTTGGTTCAAATGATTCTGCAATGGATAATCTTCGAACCTTTAGTGTTTTAGCATTCTGATTAATTTCTAAAATCTGACCAAGTGCTGCTGTATTACCACCTGTAATTTTTTCACTTAAACCAAAGTTACCGCTTTCACCTGTATATGTTAGAGTATAATCTCTTTGTTCATATTGTGATACTTCTGGTTGATATATTAGAATAATTGGATCTAACACATAATCCGTACCTGGATTAGAAACATTAATTTCTGATATAGTACCTATGCTCATGCTAGTTGTATTAATAGCGGCGCCAATTGTATTTGATGTAAGATTAGCATTAGGATCACCCGGCAAACCATATGCAACAGAATCAATAACTATAGCAGAAAAGTCAGATATAACTGTGGTTGAATATTCAAATGTATAATCATTCGTAATATCAGCTACGGTAAATGAAGCACCTGAACCAGTATCAACGGTGAGCAATGATGTTTGAGCACCACTAGTATCACCTATAACTAGGCCATTTCTAACAAATGTATTTTCAACATTGATCATACCAAAGTAGTTAGTAGAATTACTAGCAATCACATTACCTGTAGCACTCACATCTGTAACAAGTGTAACATTAGCAAATGTAGTATTACCTTCAATGGTAATAGCATCATTCGCATCAAATGCTATTACATTAGATGTTTCTTCAAAGTTAACAATAAGATCACCAGACTCAGAACCATTTACTTGGTTAACAGAAAGCACAGTACCTTCAAGTATCAATACACCATTAGCATCATACCCATCAATATTATCACCTACCGCAAAGTTATTGTTTGCTGAGTCAAATTCTACATTAGCCAAATATTGGGTAACAGTTTCAAATTGATCAAAATTAATTGTATCATCACCCTGAACAACTGTATCAGAGATTAAAATAGTAGGTGATACACTATAACCAAAGCCACCGTCTGAGATAGCAAATGACACACTACCTTCGCTTGATTCAATTTCTGAAACTCTAGCCTTACCTAATCTACCAGAGCCGCTTGTAAGATAAACATCTTCACCAACTTCAAAGTCGGAACCACCATCAACAACATCCAACGTAGTAGCAGATCCTAGGATCTTTGGAAAATGTGTTACACCGGAAGATGAAATACTCTCCCCGGTGCTAAAATTACCTTCTAAATTAGACAAATATAACACATCAACAAAATATGTATTCACCTTTTTTCTAATAAGTTTTTCTGCATATGCCGTAGCACCAGAGCTAGCACCGGTTACGGTCTTACCTACAAACTGTACATTATTAACTGAATGAGATAATTCCAGGTAAGTTATAGTTCTATAGTCATTATCAGACAAACGGAATAGATCATCACCGGGGTAATATACATCTGCTTGAATACCATGAATTAACTTAAAGAATAACTCAACCGCTCTTGGTGTACCCTTGCTTCGATAGAAATCTAAAGAGTTCTTAATGAATAGCTCTTTATTAGATGCAGTCGTAAATTGGATGTCATTCAAGTATTTTGTTTTAAAGAAAACTATGAAGTCATCTAGAGTTTGATCAATATCTCTATATTCTGGGAGCCTTCTGGCTTCGTATAAAGCCTGATCATTTGTTTCTAACCATTCATAATAGGCTTGAACGAATGCTATAAAGTTAGGCCCTTCTTCCTTATAGAAAGCAGGGAATAGATCACCCGTAAACTGACTGATATATTTTTCTAGTGTTTTCATTAGATCCTAACTTGTGTTGCATTAACAGAAATATCACGTTCGTCAATTGAAAGCACAACATTCCGACTTGAAGCTACATCTTTATCTTTAGGTATCGCATAGAGATTAATATACGAACCAAGATATGATTCTGGGCCAAAGGACACTAAATTAACTAATCCTGTATCATAATCAACCGTGCCTACATCTGAGATTAAAGTACCATCGGTAGATGATACAATTTGCATCACACCGGCATTGTCTTCCAATCTAACATCTAGACCTGAGTATTTGAAAAGACCAGAATTAACTATAGTATCATTAGATTGTGTTTGTAATGCTGTACCAAAATCAATTGTATAATTAGTGGGCTTACTTAATACAGGTGTAAGCCGTTTAATTAATCTGATGTCCGTACTATTACTAATAATTGAAGAATCGGCGTCATCAATTTGAGTAGTAAGTTTACTCTCACGTAATGTTTTTCTAAACCCATCCAAGTTTGTATTATTGTAATCCAAAATAGAGCTAAGCACTAGAGTTTCAATATCACTTTCATTCTTTGATGTAACATTAATATTATATCTAACATCTGAGATAACTTCCAAATATGTATAAATTGGTTCCTTAAAGACTGGATCAATAGCTAGGGGTGATCTAGGTTTAATGAAGTTATAATATTGGTCTTTCTTAGAGTCCGGTAATTTATCAGCATCAGTTAAATCAACTGAAATAATAACACGCCCATATTGTGGTGGATTAGCTTCTTCACCACCATATGCTACGACTTCATTAATTTCTGGGAATTCATTAAGCAATAGAGTTTCATAATCATCTGCTGTTACGGCACGTTCTTGTGTTGTAAATGCTCGAGGTGCATTAAATTTAATGGAAGAAATAGATTCTTCAACTGCACCATCTCTGGCTTGTTCATTAACTGTTATAACAACACCATCTTCGCCATCAATAGGACCATCGGCTGTAAATGCATTAGCACCATTTGGTAGTTCACCATTACAGTTTCTATATTCAATTGAAATAATTGATCGGTCTTTGGGCTTACGACCAATTACACCATCACCAAAGATAATTTCATATGACCCAGATTTAGGTTGAACAAAAAAGACTTGTGAAGTAGAATCTAAATCAAAAAGAGAAGTAGCTCGACTATATGATAATGTGGTTGCGCCGTTATCTTCAATGACATCAACTGTGAGACTTGTAATATCACCGGTAAAGTTAGTAAGTAAATATGTTTCCGGGCTTGAATCATTTACGACATAACTATCTACAACATAATCACCTTCATAAATGAGTACATTACTTTCGGTGAAAGTAGGATTATCTCCCCCAATCACAATATTTTGATCAGTTGTAAATGTATAAGTTCTAGATCCAATTCTTGATGTGAATGATGTACCCTTAGGCATTGTGATAGAAGTTTTTTCAGGGTCAGTTGCTGTTACCGTAATATTAACATTTGCATAAGCGGATCTATAAGATCTTGGTGTATAATTCAATTCCTTGGCATGAGAAACAACTGAATCGCGCAATTGAGCTGAATCCAAGAACATTTCAGACCCAATCATATTTAGATAGAATGCATTATTATATGTATTATATGCAAGTACATCCAATAGTACAGACATATTAGAACCATCAAAGTCATAGTCCTTGAAGATATCTTGACTTGATAAGTATGTTTTTAGATTTGACTTAATTGTGTCAAAGTCTAATGTCGTTAAATCGTTACTGCTGTTTGCCATTCTAGCGTACTCTATATAGGGTTAAGTCTAATCTAATTGGTTCTGCCACATTCTTAATACTATAGATAATGCTCACTTCATATGAATTCTCATCCGGGGAAGCATTTACAATAACATCTTCAATCATAGCTCTAGGCTCATATTTACCAATTAGCAATTCAATTTCTGTTCGCATTGAGTTGGCTGTAATTGCATCAGCCGGTTCAAATAAAAATGCCCTTATATTACTACCAATCTTAGGATTATAAGGACGTTCATATTTATTAGTTAAAATCAAATTCTTGATTGATCTACTCACAGCATTAACATTCTTCAATAGTACAATACTATTCGTATTAGGATGAGGTGTTAAGTCATTCATAAAATCCGAATATAGATCTTTTGTTAGATCACTCTGTGTATATGTATCTGCTCGTGCCATTTGTTTTCTTTTTATTTATATTTATACTAGGTTTCTTTGATGTCAGGTGATCTTATTTTGCCAGATACATTAAGATCACCATTTATTTGTACATCACTATCAATCGTTATATCTGATGCCTTAATGTTAATAGAACCTGAAACATCAATTGTTGAGTCACCATTAATAGTAATAGTTGTATCCCCTGCTTCAATGGTTAAATTGCCCTTGACTAATAGATTCTTGCCTTCTTTAACAAGCTCGTAATCTTCACCTACAATCTTTTGTACCCGCCTACCATCTCTGTTTATCTCTGTATAGGTACCTGCCTTATGATAAATGTGGATTCGTTCATCCCCGGGTGTATCATCAATTTCAATAGCATGGCCAGATTTAGTTGTAAATGTTTTGTTGTGTGGATATTTAGCATTATATGCAGATGCAGGTTCAGAAATTGTACTACCGGATATTGGTTCTTTCTTTAAAGACTGTAGTTCTCTAGCTAAAAATGATATATCATGATCTGATGCCTTATAAGCTTTATCTATATTTTCTCTTGTAGCACTAGGTATTTTATGATATGTACCTAGAACAAACGGCATATTCTTTTCTTCGCCGTCTAGATAAAATCCAATTGCATATGACCCTACTTGAATACCAGTGGGTGAAATACCAACACCATTTAGGCTAGCAGAGTTAATACTAGATAAAGGTGTTGCCCATAACAATTCATCGGTTTCCACTTGATTTGAAGTATCATCACCTATCGTTCTAATTTTGACTCTCCCGAGCATCAGCGGATCGGCTAAGTCTTCGACAATACCAATAAAGTTTATGAATGATTTACCCATGTTATAATAAGACATATATCTATCCTGCTAATTTAAGATCATCACTATCGGCAAAGCTACCCTTAACAAGGGAACAACTCATTTCATGTGAGAATTGATCTGATTTCTTAAAGATTTTTCGTTTCAAGTCTGTAATGAGATAATTGCCAGTTGACTTTGTTTTCACACCCATATTTTGTTCTTCTAATGTTAGAGAAGAAAAGACTGGAACATTAATTTCAATAACATCACCTGGTAAGATTTCAGTATCACCTGCTATTTTGATTAAAGAATTAAATTGTGTAAGTTTAGAACCATATGCAATTTTATGTCCAATTGATATATCATGGTAATTCTCTGGGCGTGAAATATCTTTTAATACAAAAAATGATTTACCCGAGTTCACTTCAAATTCTTCCAGATATTCTGATGAATTGAAATTTTCATATGAATCATCAATCTTAACGAAGTCATCTGAATTGACAGAATCCTGATATGTACTCACTTCAACTTTACCAGTAATAAGATCTAATGCTTCTGTTTTACTCTTTAATGCCCCAGACATCAATTTATTGATATTATCACCTGTGTTCATAATAGTCATAGCAATAATGTTTCGCATATTCTTATTTTTGATATTGGCAGCTGTGTTAGTATCAAAGAAGAATTGCTTATCACCGATGTATTCTTTTCTAATTGCAATTAGGTTCTCAATTGTGGTAAAATTATAACCCTTGATATCCTCATAGAAAACAAATAGAGATGATTTATGGTTAAGTGATACTGATCTTTCTGTAATAAGGTCAATGATTTGCAACGGTCGTTTATCATATACCATATAATCAAATGTGCCCTTAGTAGGTTCACTGATAATCAATTCTTTGTCAGACTTAAGCTTATCGGTTAAAATAGATTCAATAACTTTACCTGGTTGATCTGAATATTTACGAGTGTACTGTGATACTTTATTAGTCAAAAACTCTTTAGTACAACATCTAATGACATATGATCTACTAGACCCATCATCAGCCATAGTCATACCCAGGATTTTATTCACATATAATTCATATCGAATTGGTTCTGAATCATCACCGCCGGGTGTTGCAATTTCTAGAATGATCTTTTCTTCGCCCGTGATAGGTAGTGCTGAATAGATATCTAAACCATCATTAATAGCTATATCAACTGTGATTGTATGGCTATTAATAGATTCATAGATCTCAATAGTTTGCATCTGACCAGTAAGGTCTTCGAATTTCTTACCGGTCCGATAAGACTCGATTGATAGCTCATTAACATCAATATATGTAGGATCAGATTGAACTTCTGGCATTAATTAAGAACTTCCTTTAGATCAGATTGAAGTTTGTTTGCATATGATTTTTGTAATACATCAATATTCTTCTTAGCTTCATTCTTTTCAAATTCATCTTGATATGCAGTAACCTGTGTATAGTATGTCAATTCATCTGTAGGGATAACTGTTTTAAGTACAGAATGACTATCACCATTAGCTGTTACCGTAATACCTGATGTTTGGCCCGTGGCAGTATAAGTTGAATTACTAGAGAAATCACC